GGCAGAGATTTTCTACCAGAAACCGAAACAACCAAGCAAGTCAGGCTCGATAAATCTACTTCAATCATTATTCAATTATGGGCAATAGAGGGATAAGACAAATGCAAGTTAAAAAAGATTACAGGCCTGAATGGTCAGATGACATAGACAAGGCACAGGAGTTACCATTCTGGAAAGTGTGCCTTTGGTTTATGTGGGGTTTTACAGTAGGGTTTTTTATAGGAGGCTAGAGTATGTCGCAGCATCACAACGTACTGCCCAGCAGGTTCATAGTGCAGGAGCTAGACAGCATCATAGATGACATAGGCCTAGAGCTAATGGTAGGGCGCAAATGGGCTACTCTGAGGCAAGAGCTAGAGGAGTACACCGATAGAGAAAAGAGGCTACTCAAAGAGCTAGATTCTAGACTTGACAGACTACAGGCTACTAGTGCTAGACTAGAGACACTTTCAATAGATATACAGGAGGCACCATAGAATGAGCCTATTTGACACACTAGCCAGAGAGCTATACGATTACGAGCCTGAGTGCTCACATGAGTGGGAATATCAACCAGCAGAGTACGAGCGCCTAGACGGACGCTCTACTGTCCTACAGTACCCAGAAGCATACTATTGCGCCAAGTGCGATACATTCCAAGATCAAGAGGAGTACTAGAGTTATGAATATATTCTATTTAGACACTTGCCCTAGAGCAGCAGCAGTGCAGCAGTGCGACAAGCATGTAGTAAAGATGATCCTAGAGAGTGCACAGATGCTATCTACTGCGCACCATGAGCACGATAGCCCCAGAGCAGTCTATAAAACTACGCACAAGAATCACCCCAGTACAGTATGGACTAGGGAAAGTGTAAAACACTACAACTGGCTATACGCTCATATGGAGGCCTTATCGGACGAGTACACGCATCGCTATGGTAAAGTGCATCTAACGTGGCAAAAGTGCCAAGAGGCGCTCAGAGAGCCTCCTGAGGCTATGCCAGACCTAGAGTGGCGAGAGCCTCCCCAGTGCATGCCAGACGAATGCAAAAGAGCTAGTGCAGTAGATGGCTATAGGGTATACTATAGAGTCAAGAGCGACACTATCGACATGCGATGGACTAACGCAACCAAACACTTTTTTGAAGAGGAGCACACAACATGAGTGACAACTTTAGCAACGACATAGACGTTACTGATCCGAATGATCTAGAGGATCCCATAGACAGAATGATTAAAGATATTGTAGACTGGAATCTGAACTCCATGCCCGTGAGCGAAATGCTTGCTATAGTAGCTACTTACATGTCGGAGCAACTAGAGAACACTTCGCTAATGGAAGTACAGCAGATTCACACAGGTATTTACGGTAACCCACAGGACATACACTAATGAGATGCAAAGCATGCAATACTGCCCTAGAGCAGTTCGAGATAGATAGGAAATGCAAGTTAACTGGAGAGTACCTAGACTTGTGCTCCCCATGTGCCAGTGTCTCTAATGAGGCAATACATCAACAAGAGGAGCCTATATATAGAAACTACTTAGACATTCAAGAGGAGTCAGAATTTATTCAACATGAACTTGTATTATAAAAATACTTGTGTTATAATACTACTGTATTGAGGCAAATGATAAACAACCATTTGTTCAATAGTAATTCAATCGCTAATCTATAGGAGAAACACATGGCGGTAATTGAAGGTGCAGCACAGTTTGTTAACTTAAAAGAGACTGAGGTATATCAAGGGAAGGACACAGGACGCTATAGCGTAGTGTTAACTCTAGACGATGCAGCAGCAAGTGAGCTATCGGGTAAGGGCGTGCGCCTGCGTCCATATGGCGAAGGTGACGCAGCAACAATGCAGCGCAAGTTTGCTAGTCGCTTTGAAGTGAAAGTGATAGACGCAGAAGGAGAACCATACAAAGGAGATATTCCTAGAGGCTCCAGTGTGCGTATATCATACACTTATGGTGATGAGCATCCAGTGTACGGAGTGCCTGTATACATGAATGCAGTTAGAGTACTAGAGTTAGGGGAAGCAGGAATTGACGCAGAACTCTAAATTTGTAGGCCATGAGTCCTGTGATGCATGTGGATCATCTGACGCTAAGGCCGTGTACAGTGATGGGGGTAGCTATTGCTTCTCTTGTCACACAGTAGGTAAAGGGGAGGGCAGCAGTGCCTTCTCCTCTACTGAACCTATCAAACTCAAGAGGAAGTTAGAATTGACTGGAGTAGTAGCCGATATTCCTGATAGACGTATACCTAAAGCTATCGCCGCTAAGTATGGTGTTACTGTAGAGTATGACGCACAGGGCAAAATATCCAAACACATCTACCCATACTATGCCTGTGATACTGATGAAGTGAAAGGTACTAAAGTGCGCCTATGCCACAGTAAGGACTTTTTTGCTACAGGTAGTACTGAGGGCGTTGGGCTATTCGGGCAGCAAGTGTGTAAGGGTAGAGGTAAGTACCTTACAATCACTGAGGGCGAAATAGACTGTATGTCTGTTTCTCAGATGCTAGGTGGATCCTATGACGTAGTGTCCCTACGCTCTGGTGCATCAGCAGCAGCGAAGGAGGTTAAAGAGCAGCTAGAGTGGCTAGAAGGGTACGATAACATCATACTGTGTCTAGACAACGACAAGGCAGGTAAGCAGGCTGTAGAGGCTGTCAAGGACTTGTTTAGCCCTAGCAAGCTAAAGATAGTCAAGCTACCTGTAAAAGACGCTAGCGACATGCTACAGGCCAACAAGATTAAAGAGTTTACTACCGCATGGTGGGAAGCTAAAGTCTACAGGCCTGATGGTATTGTGAGTGGTAAGGATACATGGGACGCACTAACCAATAAGATCAAGGTTAAGTCTGTGCCGTATCCATGGCAAGGACTCAATAGCCACACTAAAGGCTTTAGACCATACGAGCTAGTGACGATAACGTCAGGCTCCGGTATGGGCAAGTCTCAGATGGTTAGAGAGCTAGAGTACTACTTGCTAAACGCTACTGAGGATAACATAGGTATCCTAGCACTAGAGGAAGACGTAGCCCGTAGTGCTCTAGGTATCATGTCCATAGCAGCTAACGCACCATTGCACCTAGAGGAAGATCTAGATCCAGAGCTAGCCTACCCATTCTGGGAGGAGACTATGGGATCCGGTAGATACTACCTCTTCGATCACTGGGGTAGCACAAGCGAAGATAACCTGTTGGCACGCATACGCTACATGGCAAAAGCGTTAGATTGTAAATGGATTATTCTTGACCACTTATCAATTGTGGTATCAGCACAGGAGAATGGAGACGAACGCAAAGCTATAGATGCTATTATGACTAATATACGCACTCTTGTAGCTGAGTTAGGAGTGGGCCTGTTCCTAGTGTCGCACCTGAAGCGTACACAGGGCAGATCACATGAGGATGGAGGCCAGATAAGCCTAAGTGAACTACGGGGTTCACAGTCTATAGCACAGCTATCGGACATGGTGATAGGCCTAGAGCGAGATCAGCAAGCAGACAATGAGGAACAGCGCAATACTACTACAGTGCGTGTGCTCAAGAACCGCTACGCTGGACTCACAGGAGCCTGCTGCTGGTTAAAGTATGACCACCAGACAGGTAGAATGATAGAGGTGGCTAAACCACAGGGAGACAATGATGAGTTGTAGTCCTATATATTTGGACGCAGAGACTAATGGCCTAAAGCCTTCTAAGGTATGGGTAGTGGTCACAATGCAGGATGAGGTACTACTGGAGCACTATACGCCAGAGTCACTCAGGAAGGCTCTAGACAACGATGCTCTAGTCATAGGCCACAACCTGTTCGGGTACGATATACCAGTGCTCAAGAGGTTATGGGATATAGACATAGACAGTAGCAGAGTGAAGGATACTCTAGTTATGTCTAGACTAGCGGATCCACAGCGAGACAAGGGTAACTCCCTACGGTCTTGGGGTGAGCGTCTTAACTTCCCTAAAGGTGACCACAGTGATTGGTCTTGCCTATCGGATGAAATGGTGACGTACTGTAAGCGTGACGTAGAGCTAACTGCTGCTGTATATGATCGGCTACTGTTTGAGCTACGGGACTTTGGCACAGACTCTGTAGAACTAGAGCAGAGAGTGCAGGAGATCACACAGAAGCAGGTACGCAACGGATGGAAGCTGAACGTAGGGCAGGCTATCTACCTAGTGGCAACACTGAAGGAGAAGCTATATGACCTAGAGGATGCAGTGCATAGAGTGTTTAGACCATTACCTACCTTCGTTAAGGAGGTGCGCCCTAAAGTAAAAAAGGATGGAACTATCTCTGTCGTAGGTCTTAAGTTTCTAGGTGACCAGTGGAGCAGTATAGCTGGTGACTTCTCTAGAATAGACTACCCTGAGTTTAACTTAGGTTCACGGCAGCAGATAGGTAGACACTTACAACACTTTGGATGGAAACCTTGCCAACACACTGAGCACGGTCAGCCTATTGTCAATGAGAAGGTACTCATGGGCATAAAAGACATCCCTGAGGCTACTTACATTTCTGAATACCTGATGGTGCAGAAGCGTATAGCACAGGTGGAGTCATGGATAGAGGCTGCTGATGAGGACACAGAGCGTGTACATGGGCAGGTAAACACTAACGGAGCAGTAACGGGCAGGATGACACACTCTAAGCCTAATGTAGCACAAGTACCAGCCTCTAGAGCACCCTATGGTGCAGAGTGTAGAAGCTGCTGGACTGTGCCTGAGGGCTACAAGCTAGTGGGGTTTGACGCTAGTGGACTAGAGTTGCGGATGCTTGCACACTACATGAATGATGAGGAATATACCAATGAAGTCATTAATGGAGACATACACACCGCTAATCAAAAGCTTGCAGGACTTGAATCAAGAGATCAGGCTAAGACTTTCATCTATGCCCTCTTGTACGGGGCAGGAGATGCAAAGCTTGGGAGTGTGGCTGGGGGATCTAGAGCAACTGGAGAAGGACTTAAAAAACGCTTCATGTCTAATCTCCCAGCATTCGCAAATCTTAAAGCTAGAGTGGCAAGCGAAGCTGCTCAAGGATGGATTAGAGGACTTGACGGGCGTAGACTGACTGTGCGGTCTGAGCACGCAGCACTGAACACACTGCTACAGAGTGCCGGTGCAATTGTTATGAAACAGGCCTTGATTCTTCTGGATAACTATGGTATACTATGGGGACTTGACTACAAGATTGTAGGTAATATCCATGATGAAGTCCAGAGTGAAGTGAAGGCTAAAGACGCAGAGAAGTTTGGAAGGCTAGCAGTCTCTTGTCTAGAGGCAGCAGGACTACATTTTAACCTAAACTGCAAACTTGCAGGGGAGTACAAAATTGGAACAACTTGGTCAGAAACACACTAA